GTATCTGGAAAGGGGCATTGCTCCTTCAATGGAACTACAGAGCACATTTGAAAAGATCCGCAGTTGGTTGGTTAATTTATGGGACAAACTTCCAGGATTAAAACCAAAGGATCAGTTATCCAAAGAAGTGGTGGATATTATGGATAGGATGCTTGCTACCAGCGATGAGATTGATCAGATGAAGAATCATTCGGTATTCAAGCCAGATCCTAATATGCGTAAGATATTAACCAAAGCAGAATATGAGGCATATGTAAGGAATGGTGAAAAACCAATACAAGAGGGCAAAACGAAGCTGCTCGTTAAATCTATGCGTGAAAAACGCCGTGAGCAAACTAAGTGGTATAAGAAGGTATTTGCTGAGGTTACTGAAGAAATCACCCATCAAGTGAATCAATCGCCATTATTCCGTGCGGTACAATTCCTTAAAACAGGTAAGTATATCGATCAAGAAACTCCAGAAGGAACTGTAAAATATAAGATAGATAAGAATGTTCTGGTTAAGAAGTATGGCCCAGGAATCGAGAATTTATTGCCAAAAGGAATATTAACTACTCGTAATGGCGTACATCCTGCAGCAGTAGCTGATGAGTTTGGTTTTGATAGCGAAGGTGCGATGATCGAAGCTATGATGAACCTACCTGATAGGAAAGCCGTTATAGCTGCCCAGGTACAAGCTGAGATGACATTCCGCTATGGCAACATGATGCTAGATGGCACTGTTGAAGATAAGGCGTTAGAAGCAATGCACAACGAAGCCAGGGCTAATAATATCGAGTATGAGCTTCATGCTATCAATCGTAAAGCAAAACAGATCGTTGCTACTAAGAAGGAATACGAAGCTGAATCCACTCGGATAATAGGCAGTAAAGCAGTTAAAACTTTAAAACCAAGAACATACTATAGAAATGAAGTAGCTGCCGCACAGAAAGCAGCGAAGTTCCTGGCTAAAGAGGATTACGTTAAAGCTGCTGAATGGAAGGGCAAACAGCTACTGAATCACTATTTATTCAAGCATTCATCTCAGGCGGTTAGATACCGTGATAAGAAGATGAAGGAATGGAAGAAGTTCCTGGCTCGCTCAGAAAAGAAAATAGTTAAATCTATGGATATTGGTTATGCCAATGCCATTAAGGGGATTCTATCGGATCATGGCATAGGTAAGAATCAGTTTGATTTTAAAGCATGGCTGAATGAATTATTGATGATCGATCCTCAAGCTGCTGAAAAATTACAGTATGCTATAGCCATATCTAATTTACCTGAGAAGAAGAACTGGAGTGCTTTAACTTTCAATGAGTTCACTGATCTGGCTGATGGTATAAAGAATCTGGAGTTTGTTGGTAGGGAAACCAAAAACATAGAGATAAACGGCAAAAAGATGACTACCTATGAAGCGGTGCAGAAATTAAGCGCACAGTTGTATAAAAACATCGGTAAGAAAGAAACTACATTTGAGAGTGAAAGATCTACAGGGAAATACATCCAAGAGAACATTTCGGATTATCTGGGGCTATCAACCAAAGCTCAAACATATATTCAGCGTATGGATGGTGGGGATGATTTTGGATTCATGTTCCAGGCTCTGAGAATGGATGTAGTGCAAGGTGAAGCAGCATGGGCGAAGAGATCTAAAATGGAAGGTACCAAGCTAACTCAGATACTTCAAAAATACTTCTTTAATAAACTTACCGGCGTGGACAATCTCTTTGACAAGAGAGATGCCGTTTATTTCCCTGAGATCAAGGATAGCTTAACTAAAGGACAGATCCTTACTATAGCGATGAACTATGGTAACAAGGATAACAAAGCCAGGCTGAACAACACCAAAATAGTACAAAAAGATGGCACAGAGATTCAGTGGAACGAAGAGATAGTTAAAAAGATACTATCAACTTTAAGTGAATCCGATTGGAATTTTGTACAGGATATATGGGATTACTTGGATAGTTTCTGGCCGGAGATAGCTAAAGATCACCTGCAACGATTTGGGTTTATTCCTGGTAAGGTGGTTCCTGAAGCGTTTAAATTCAAAACCAAAGATGGCAAAGAAGTATCCATGAGGGGTGGGTATTTCCCATTGGTATATGATCCGGAGAGATCAGTAAAAATACAGGGTCAGGCAGAAGCTCAGAGATTAAAAGAACTAGCTCCAGCTAATTACTCGATAGCGCAAACACGCCAAGGGCATAAAGAAGCAAGGTTAAGATCCGTAGGTTATCCATTGCTATTTGATTTCAGTTCGATACTTGGTCGCCATATAGAGCAGGTTTCATATGATCTTGCAGTGGGCAAAGCAATAGATAAATCACGCAAAATAATGAATCATCCTGAGTTCATTAAAGCTATGCAAGAAACCGTGGGCTCTTCGATCTATAAGAATTTAGACCTATGGTTAAAAGATACAGCGGTAGGCCCTAATTATAAAGATAACTCATACTTTGGGCGGAAAGCCAGGTTCTTGAGAACTACTTATACTGCCGGAAGATTATCATTGAGATTCAGTACAGCACTGATGCAGTTCACTGGTTTGGCACAAAGTAAAGTAATGCTTGGTAACAAATATATGCGCCGTGGTATGGTTGACTATGTAAAACTGAATCAGAAAGAATCTTGGGGTGCTCATAAAGCGGTGCGTGAGAAATCTGTATTTATGGATTCTAACTTCGATACTCTCAACCGAGATGTTGCTACGGCGATCAATGCTTCCAGGGGCAGAGGGTTAATACAAACAGCCAATGAAACAATGATGCTTCCTATGATGGGTGCACAGTACATGGTAAACGTAATTACCTGGTTGGGTGGTTATGCGAAAGGTATAGAAGAGAAGGGTATGAATGAAAAAGATGCCATAAGATATGCTGATCTAGCGGTTGAGAAATCGCAAGGTTCAGGATTATCAAGCACACTCTCAATGATCGAAAGGGGCACAGTAAATTCTAATATCCGTATGAGTGAAACAATCAAAATATGGACTACGCTAAAAAGCTATTTCTATACCAAAATAAACATTGCAATGCAGCGTGCGGATCAAACAAACTTCAAGGATGCGAATGAAGTTGCAAAATTGGTAGGTGATTATGTTGTGTTATTCTTCTTTGATGCAGTGATTACGGCGCTAATATTAGGCCAATTACCCGATGATGATGATGAAGATAAAACAAAAGAATATGCAATGTATTTCTTATCACAGGGATTATCGAATGCTACTGCCGGGTTGCCAGGGTTAGATTTGGTTGCCGGTCAATTAGCTGGTTATGGATCTACGCCAGGTGCAGTTAAAGAATTAACAGAACTTGGTAAATTTGGATATAATACAGGCAAAATATTAACTGGCAATACCGATGAAAACTTTAATTGGCATTCTTATGCTAAGAGTTCAGTTACGGCTGCTGCGTTTGGTATTAGAGCTAAAACAGGATTAACCTTACCTGCGGCACAGATCAATGATTTCATTAATGGTATGGCTCGTGCGGATAGGGGTGAAGATACTTCTGCGTTAGATTACCTACGATATAACCCGAATAAATAAGCATTTTAGCCAAAACTTTAAAACTGGCTCAAAATGTGGTATGTAAAACAAAGAGAATTTTATGGCAGTACAAGATAGATTAGCTGGGCTTACAGGCTCACTAGGGATAAAAGCACCATGTAGGGTAGCTACCACTGCGAATATAACGCTGAGTGGGCTACAAACTATTGATGGTATAACCCTTGTTGCAGACGATAGGGTGTTGGTTAAAAACCAAACCGATACTACTGAAAACGGTTTATATTACGCCTCTTCTTCTACCTGGGAAAGAACTGAAGATTTTGATGGTAATCGTGATGCGGTAAAAGGAACCCTCGTAAGAGTTACTGCTGGAACGGTTGGATCTACGAATTTGTACTACGAGCTGACTACAGCAAATCCAGTTGAGATTGGCACCAGTAACATAACCTGGAACGCTATTAGTATTGGCTCTGGTTCGATGGCATCTCAGAGCTCGGCTAGTGTAAACATAACTGGTGGTTCAATTACTGGAATTACTGATTTAGCGGTGGCAGATGGCGGTACCGGTGCTTCAACGGCTGCAGGTGCTAGAACTAATCTTGGATTAGTAATAGGAACGAATGTTCAAGCCTATGATGCTGAATTGGCAGCTTTAGCAGGATTAACCAGCGCAGCTGATAAACTACCTTATTTTACTGGTTCTGGTGCTGCAGCTTTGGCTGATCTTTCTAGTTTTGCTCGAACCGTACTTGATGATACAACCGCTTCTGCAGTAAAAACCACGCTAGGAATAATAAAAGCTACAAGTTCAGATACGGCATATACTAATGGTAGTTTAGTTACTTATGCCCATGGTTTAGGCGTAAATCCTATGTGGGCATTTATCCAACTGGTGAATGTAACTACGCAGGCAAACTGGTCTGTAAATGATGTTATTAACACTCATGGTGGTAACGATGCGGACTCAGGTGATTATGGTATGGCAGTTTATACCGATTCAACAAACGTATATATAAGGGTAGCGGCTAGTGGAATAACTATTTTTAATAAAACAGCCGGAACCAGAACAGTTGCTACTGCTGCAAACTGGAAGTTAAGAATAACCGCAATGAGCTTTTAAGGAATAAAAATGCCTGCAGTTCAACCATCATTAGATAGAATAAATGGCTTGAGTAGTGGCTTGGCTATTAAAGCGCCATGCCGTACTGCTACTACTGCCAATATTACTTTATCTGGCTTACAAACGCTTGATGGTATAACCGTTGTTGCCGATGATCGGGTTCTGGTAAAAAATCAAACCGATCAAACCGAGAATGGCATATACTATGCATCTTCTTCAACATGGGAAAGAGCCCAGGATTTTGATGGGAACAGGGATGTTGCGAAAGGAACTTTAGTTCGTGTAACCAGCGGAACTATAGCCAGCACGAATTTATACTATGAACTTACCACCGCCAACCCGATAGTTATAGGAACGAGCAATCTAACCTTTAGTGCTATATCTTACGGATCTGGTTCGATGGCTAACCAGAACGCCAGCAGTGTAACGATTACCGGCGGAAGTATTACTGGAATTACTGATCTAGCAATAGCCGATGGGGGTACCGGCGCATCTAATGCATCGGATGCACGCACTAATTTAGGGCTTGCGATTGGAACGAATGTTCAGGCCTACGATGCTGGGCTTCTATCCATAGCTGGGCTTACTACGGCAGCAGATAAGATGATATATACTACGGCATCTGATACATACGCTACTGCTGATCTTTCTAGTTTTGCCCGCACCTTACTTGATGATGCTAATGCTGCCGCAGCAAGAGCTACACTTGGCGCTACCAGTGGATTTACAACTAATAGCTCCGTTGCAACTACATCTGGCACTTCTGTTTCATCAAGTGGCACAGTAACAATACCCTCTACCGCAACCCAAATTAGGGTAACTTTTAACGGCGTTTCCACAAATGGCACATCTATACCACTAATACAACTAGGCGATAGCGGTGGGTTAGAAAGTTCAGGTTACACACAAAGGGGTGGTTATTCAACTGCTGGAAGTAATTCAACAGCAGGTTTCGCAGTTGCTGATAATTGGGCTGCCACAAACACTATAAATGGAGAGATCATATTTACTCTAGTCGCTACAAATACATGGAGTGGCGTGGGGATTTTTGCTGATATAGCTGGTAATAAAATGACCCATTGCGCTGGTATAAAAACAACATCAGGAACATTGGATAGGGTGGGTATCACAACAGTAGCTGGCACAGATACTTTCGATGCTGGTTTGTTTTATGTAACTTATATGTAGAATAATTTATTAACAAAAGGAGCTTGATATGGGTAAATCCAAAAAGAAAACCCCTGGCAAAAAATGCTAGGTTAAAGTTTTGGGGGTACAAATTAAAGAATGCTTATGGTAGGAAATCCAACAATAGATCGCATCTCAGGGCTTACAGGTTCTTTAGGCATCAAAGCGCCTTGCTTAGTAGCCACTACAGCGAACATAACTCTCAGTGGTGAGCAAACCATTGATGGCGTAGCCGTGGTTGAAAACGATAGGGTGTTGGTTAAAAATCAAACCAGTTCAGTAGATAATGGTATTTATTATGTTTCTGGATCTGCTTGGGAGAGAGCACCTGATTTTGATGGCAGAAGAGATGTGGTTTACGGTACTATGGTTCGTGTAATGAGCGGTACCCAATCAGGCTTTTGGGGCGTTACCACAACAGGTGATATTATGCCTGGTACGGATAGTATTACTTTTGCAGTTGCGGTTACTGGTGGTGGTACGGTTACTTCGGTTTCCATATCTTCAGCAAATGGTATTTCAGGTTCGGTGGCTAATGCAACAACAACGCCAGCAATAACACTAACACTTGGCGCTATAACACCTACAAGTGTTGCGGCATCTGGATCTGTTACTGGCTCAAATTTATCTGGCACTCATTCTGGCACGAGCTCAGGTACTAACACAGGCGACCAAAATTCTATTGTGGGTATTACAGGAACTACAGCACAATTTAATACGGCTTTAACTGATGGTGATTTTGCAACGTTAGCTGGTGTTGAAAGTCTAACAAATAAAAAACTAGGCTCATTAACCACAAATGGTTTTGTTAAAACATCTGGTGGTGATGGTACTCTTTCGGTTGACACTACATCATATCAGACTTTAGATGCAACATTAACGGCATTAGCAGCCTATAATACCAATGGCCTTTTAACTCAAACTGCTGCCGATACATTTACTGGTAGAACAATAACCGCAGGAACTAACGTATCCGTTTCTAACGGCAGCGGTGTTTCAGGCAATCCTACAATATCAACAACCTCAATTACTGAGATTGTTTCATTAGCACCTAGTGCAAACCAAAACGATTACTCAACAGGCGCTACAGTTAGCGATAACCAAATTAGAACAGAAGTTAGGATAGCTCCAACAAACTCTATTCAAATTACAGGCGTGTCTGCCACAAGTGCTGCTAACGGAAAAAGATTGTTAATAGCAAATACTACTAGCCCTACAGCATCAACGGCTAGAATGATATTAATACCAAGAGAAAGTGCAGCATCCACTGCGGCTAATAGATTTTCTTACGCAGCAAATGGCGTTCCTGTTATAATAATGCCAGGAGATTATGCTGAGTTTTCGTATAACACTACGTCTAGTAGGTGGGTGTTGGTGAATATGAGCAGGGGGCAAAGCCCTCGTTCTATATTTGACGAATTTAATGATTTTGTTGGTGGCTCTGCGCCGTTCACTACCTCAACAAATGGCACTGGCGCAGCAACAGCAATAGCTTCAAATTTTGGTACTAACACTACCCAAAAGGCGATAGGTGAGTTACAGTGTACAACAGGAACTACAACAACAGGCGGTTGCCATGTTGGTACTTCGAGTTCGATGACATTGGCTGCGTTAGGTGGATGTGCCCTGTTTTTAAGTAGGCAAGTCGTAGATACTCTTTCTGATGGAACTGATACATACATAGCAAGGGCTGGTTTTAATAACGGAACTGGTTCAACCGCTCCAACAAACGGAGTGTATTGGGAGTACGACCAAACTACATCAACAGATTGGAGAACGGTAGCCAATAATAACTCTGCTGCAACAAAAAATACTGTTACTGGCTTTACAGTTTCAACAACTGTAATGCATTACACTGGAATATTTATTAATGGTGATTGGACAAATGCAGAGTTTTTCTACTCGACAGATGGAGATACTTGGACAATCTTTGCAACTCAAACTTCTACGAACCTACCCACAAACGCAAGGTCTATAGGCGTGCGTAATGGTATAATAAAATCAGCTGGCACAACATCAAGAGCGATTCAATCTGATTATATGGGTTGGAGATATCAAATAACAAGAGGTGCATAATGGCTAGAAAAGTTACAGGATTATTCTTAAATGGGCATAAGTATGAGGTAGAGGTTCGAGATGCTGATTGGGTCGATTTCGAAGCAAACTACATTGATTCGTTAGATGATGGATTTAGCTTAGATCCTAATAGTATTGAGATAAGCAACCAATACCCCGATCCAATTATAAGAGATTAGCATGAGCAATAGATATCCTGGCATATTTAACCAAAGATACGGCGGATCCTCTGGTGGCGGTGGGGGTGGGGGCGTAACCTCAGTTAATGGAGATAGCGGCCCAGCAGTAGTATTGGATACAGATGATATCGCCCAGGGCGTAACGAATTTATATTTCAGTAATGAGTTAGTAGATGATCGGGTGGCTGCGTTATTGGTTGCCGGTACGAATATTACACTTAGTTATAATGATGTTGGGAACTCTTTAACAGTAAATGCTATACCAAGCGGTGCTACTACCCAAGTTCAATACAACAACGCTGGTGCATTCGGAGCTAGTGCAAACTTTACATGGGATAACACCAACGGCAATTTAAGGGTAGATGCAACTGGCACAAACAACTTCAACTACATTCTTGGGCTTTCAGGTTTTACCAACCCATATACAGGTTTTCCAACTGGAAGTAATGGTTTTGTAGGTAACGTATCTGTAACTGGTGGTGGGATAGCTGCGGGTGGGTTCTCTAATAATACCTCTGTAAACCCATTCATATTTGATGGCTATTACACTGGTACAGGTGATAGCACCACAGTAGCAAATGTAATGTTTAGGGCGTTTAAGAATAACGGTTCTAACGTAAGAACTGGTATAGCCTCAACTGCTTTGGCTTTCCAATTTAGAAATAATGCTACTTCTTTAATTTCGGTTCTTGGTGATGGTAAAGTAGGATTTGGCGGGATAGTTGCGCCTACATCAGCAGTACACTTACAAACTGCTGCTGGTGATTTTATGAATGACCACACTGGCGCTAGTAACGCTGGTAGTTATTTGCTAAAGAATAATTCAGGCCATATAGCTTTATTTGGGCAAACAGGCTCAACTTTTGCTACTTCCGTTTGGGGTGTTGGTGGTTTAACCTCTGGCGCAAGAGCTTACATAGGAACAAATACAGGTGATACACCACTGGAGTTTGGTACGAATAACCGCTTTGGTATGATTTTAACAGGTGGCACTAATCAACGTTTAGGCATTGGATTAACCGCACCAAACAATAAAGTAGAAATAGACAACACCACAGCTAATACTTCTGGCTTACGTTTTACGAGATTAACCTCTGCCAGCCCTACAGGTTCGGGTGGGGCAATAGGGGTTAATGCTTCAGGTGATGTAGTAAGAGTGGCCTCTGGTGTAACTGGCGCTGGTGGCTCTGATACGCAGGTGCAATATAATGTAGGCGGTGCTTTTGCGGGAGCTACTAGAGCTGCTATCCAATCTGAGATATTATTTATCAAGCCATATAACTTAACCTCAATATTCCCTGTTGGTGGGGTTGTTAAAGAACTAGTTACCCCTTATACTTACGCTGGTGGTACAGGCAATCCTGAAATGATGTTTGGCGTTACTATTGATGGCGATACCTTACGCTTCACAGGTGATAAGCTACACTTCTACGCAAGTGGCTTTTTTAAAAGTACAGGCAGCCAAATGCGTATATACTTAGAGTATAATAGTAATATTATTTGGGATAGTAATAACTGTCCTAACGTTATTCAAGCAAATTATGATGGTGGGTGGTGGTTTGAAGGATGTATATTAGTTTCAAATAGCGATGAGATAACAACTGCGGGACATTTAAATACAGAGTGCGATAAGGGCTTCCCTGTTAAAAACGGCAGAACAGTTTTACCTAGCGCTGGATTAACAGGTACTAATAACCTACGCCTATATGGATACTCTACTGCTGATGCCGTAGGAGATTTGGGGCTAGATATTTGTTACTACGAATTTAAACCATCAACCCAATAGGAGAATGACTATGACTACACAGATTGACGTACTTGAGGCTGAGATTGCGGAGTTGCAAGCTCAGAACGCTAAGATAGAGGCTACTGCTGAATTGCAGGTAACTCGTAATCAATTAACGATTACCAGTAAACAAGCACAGATAGCTACTTTACAAGCTACTGAGGAACCAACTAATGCCCCTGAATAACAAGAATTTACATTACTTAGTTTTTATGCTAAGGTCATTATTAAAGGGAGATAAACGATGACACCAAATGAAGCACTTGGATTATTAGCACAGGCTTGTAGAAGCGTGATGGCTAATGCAGAAACACATGAAAAGATAGCCGAGGCACTCCAAGTTATCGCTACTGCTATACAGCCTAAAACGGAGCAGGAAGATGGTAGACGAGATTAAGGGCTTATGGGAATTTCTCATGACAGGCGCAATAGCGGTAATAGGATTTTTCGGTATGCGAACCATTAACAGCATAGATGAAGTTAGTGAGAAAACGCAGAATGTCGCGGATGATTTACATGAACATAAAACACACGTTGCAGAGAATTATTCAACGAATGAAACCATTAAACGAGTACATGATAGAATAGACGCTCTTGGAAATAAGATAGATGAGAAAGCTGGTGAGATTACTACGCTGATATTGAATATGAAGAAATAAAAAAGCCGCCAGTAAAGAGGTAACTAAAACTAGCGGCTCGGTAGGGTTCTTATTGTTGGTGACTGATTATACAACCTTAAAGGAGATAAGTCAATGGACAAAATACTCACTAAAATACAATTATACTTAACATACCCCTCAACCACTTCAGCGCTTGTATTCATTGCAGGTTTAGCAGGGTATGAATTTAATCTAGCTTCACTAGACCAGATTATTAAAGTATGCGGTTCAGTTATAGGTTTAATTCATCTATTCTTCTCTGATGCTGATGTAGTTAAAAAGAAGAAATAATGCAAACAGCCATGTTAATCTTTTCAATCATTGGGGCTATGGTTCTCATAGCCTCTTTGGCTATTCTAGTAGGATATTTCTATGACAAATACAAAACAGCCAAGCGTACTGCGGAAGCTCAAGTGGAAGTTATCAGGGATAAAAAAGAAGCTAAAAAGAACGTTGACAAACTTACTGACGCTGAGCTTGATGACCTTATGCGTAAGCGGATGCAGTCGAAACGTTAGTGAGTGTATCATCTTTGACGAATTGCAGATTTCCCCTGAAGAAATAAATACCACTAGCGCGAAGAAGCAAATTGTGCTACACAACTATCAATACGATAAATACTGCAAATGAAACTTTCAAAAAGTGGCATAGAGTTACTTAAGAAATTCGAAGGGTTCTCAAACACTCAATATATCTGCTCGGCAGGTTATCCCACGATAGGTTACGGACATAAATTAGTAGAAGGCGAACATTACCTTAAACCAATCACAAGAGAATTAGCGGAAAAGGTTCTCCAATTAGATGTGCGTAAGGCGGAACAATGCGTTACGGAAAACGTTCACCGAGATATATCCCAGAACCAGTATGATGCTTTAGTATGCTTTACGTTTAACGTTGGTTGCGGCGCTTTCAGAGGCTCTACACTGTTGCGGCTTTTAAACAAGATGGTTGATTTTAAAGATGTTGCTCCACAATTCCTACGCTGGAATAAAGGTACAGTAGATGGGAAGAAAATAGAATTATTAGGGCTGACCAGAAGAAGGAAGGCTGAAATGGAATTATTTTTGAAAGAATGAAGGATATAAGAAAGATTTTACTTTTAGATATTGAAACGAGCCACGACTTGATAGCAAAATTTGGACTTTTTCCAGAATACATAAACCCAGAAAACATAATTAAAGGCGCTTCAATTATCTGTGCTGCTTGGAAGTGGCATGGACAAAAAGAAGTTCATTCTGCTAATGTAGTAGATAAACCAAACGTATTCAAAAAAGATAGGAACAACGATAAGTATGTTGTGCAGCAACTAAAGAAAGCTATGGAGAAAGCTGATGTTGTCGTGGCACATAATGGCGACCGCTTTGATGTTAAATGGTTCAATACACGCTGCCTGTATCACGGCATAGCTGAGATAGCCACGCCATTCACGATTGATACTTTAAAAATAGCTAAAAAGCATTATAAGTTTAGTTCCAACAAATTAGATTATCTCGGCAAGTTTCTTGGTGTTGGTAGAAAGATTAAAACGCATAATCATTGGTGGCTTGCAATAGTAGATTTGAATGTACCAGTTAGAGATGCAATTAAATGTGCTAAGAAAATGGAAGCGTACAATAAAATGGACGTGCTGCTTTTAGAAAGAGTATTTGATAAGCTCCGCCACAGAGCCATACTCCCAAACGCAAATTTATTTGTTGATACACCTATTGTACTTTGCCCGAACTGTGGTAAAGATAATGTTCAGAGAAATGGTTATTATGTAACTAAAACAGGAAAATTCCAAAGGTTCCATTGTATGGATTGCGGTACTTGGTTCCAGGATAAGAAGGCTTTAGAAACAACACAATATAGGAGTTAGATATGACCTCAATCCCTGAATGGAGAAGGGCGCAAGATGCCGCTAAAAACCCACCATATTATACTAAGGGCATAGAGCCGTGGAATTACATAGCTTCTCATAAGCTAGGTTACATGGAAGGTAACGTCATTAAGTATGTTACAAGATGGCAACACAAGAACGGCTTAGAGGATTTGTATAAGGCACGGGAATATTTAAATAAATTGATAGAAGATACTGAAAGCAGGACGTTATTAACTTCCACTGAAATAATTGCAGACGACTAAAAAATATGCTACCATATGATATGTTACTAAGGCGAAAAGGAAAACTAGGACTTTATGTAAATCTTGAAGAATTAAGTAAGCAGGAAGCAGAGTACTACGACCCTTTAGTTAAGCTTTTATGGAAACAAGAGTTGGAGCAGGTCAATGGACAAGATAGTGCAGTTCCCCTACGCAAAGCCACAAAAGCCTATAGTGGATATAACTCGAAACTTAACAATTACTTTAAATCCTGAATTAGCACCGAATCGCAGACAGAAGATGTACGATTTGGGTTGGGAGATAACTTCCGAAACAAAACTGGAGCTTGTTCCCTGCGAGGTGGATTAATTGCGCGGTATATGGGTCTGATTGGCTCAACTTTCATATCATATATGATATCATTTTAGTAAACCACACTTTACTTTAAAATAGCAAGTGTTTGTTTGGTAAACTATAATTGACTATTTTTGCATGAATTTTTAATAATTTTCATGTAAAACTGTCAGATAAGTAGAGTGGTTTTTCCGACATTGTGGGTAATATAATAGCCATTATACGACAATTTGGGTTATTAGAACTATAATAGTAAACTTAGCTATTCAACTTTACTTTGCTAAACTTTAATAGTAAAATTAATTATCGGGACGAATTCCTCTGCTTCGGCATGATACGTTGAGAGTGGTTGCAAACATATCTCATTAACCCCACGTGAGGCATAAACTAAACACTTATGCCTCATTACCACCATAGATGATTATAATATTCCACGAAAGCTACCCAAGCCTTATCCGCCCTTTTCTTATCCCTGAAATATGCTTTGGTGCCTTTGTGGGGCGGTTTGTTACTCCAGTATTTATCAGTGGTAATATCTGCTTGTTGCCATTCTTCAAATAGCCAAATAAACTCCTTAATCTGCTTCTGCCAATCTTTGAAGGTTTTAAACTCTTGGTCTGGCCAACCATTATTTTTCTTATGTAGCTCTTTCAGGCGCGGAGTAATCCACCTAGCCATAGCCGTATCCAGCGACCAAGCATCTTGCTCTATCTGCCAGGCAGTAGGAGTAAATATTCTTTTGTATAATCTTTTTAGTTTCATAACCACCGATAGGTTAGATTATTTTCGAAAGCTATATTTGCTTTCATTAATAAATCTCCAAAACTCCACGGGTCGCCCTCTATATACCTCATCATGACCCCCTGCGAGTTTGTTATCTCCAATACTTTCATATCAGCCTTTCTTTTTGTTATGTCCGTCAAATTGTCTGTCTGCATATCCTATTACCGTACTAATTGCTGCTGCATCTTTCCTAGTAAGAGTATATCCTTTTTCTAACAAATGTAAATTTAATCTTAAATATTCGATTGCGGGTTTTGCATCATACACACTTCTAGCGTTTGTCATGTTTGTTTCCTTTAGTGAGTTCGTTAATAATACTATCCAGTATTTCCACTACTTGATTATACTGTATGCTGCAAGTAATTGGCAAATCGCCATTGAAGTAATCACGAAGGAATTTTAAGCGTTCTAGTATCATAGCTCAATATCATTCTGTAGTTCATTACCCCATATATCCCAACCCTCTATTTTCTGACGAGCAAACAATTCTATTTTATTCATATTTACCCCCCCCATTAGTTCCACTATCTTTTCCCTAACTATAGCGGGTTTTTTGCTATGCCCCTCTATGGGGGTTTGTATTAACTGAAATACTGAGTTAGATGCTCTAGTCGGCTTGCCTTTGGTTGCTATTAAACATGCTTCTGTGTTGCCCCTTGTCCAACGCCCCAACCCATAAAAGGGCTTGCCGTTTTTCTTATTAAGTTTTACCCATTGGAAGCCTATACTTTTGTATTTAAAACCCCATGCCTCTATAACCCTTAATGCTTCTGGCAGTAATGGGTAGGTAGCCCAAAGAAACAATACGCAGTCATCTGCCGCAATATTCTTAATGGGTAAATTGCATATATCCTTAATATTCATAGTGGAGTAGTGATCTGCGGCGTTTCCATTACATTTTTTATCTTGATAACTCCAAGGTGGGTCTGCGTAAATTATGTTATATTTTTTTACCATACTCTTTTTTCCTTACATTTTGTGCATATCCACAAATGGTACTCAGAAGAACCAAAAACCCAATTATGCCAACAAAAATATTTTTTCACTTCCCTTTCCCTTTATAAATTTTAACTTCCGTAATCGCTTGCTGCACTATCTTAGTATCAGGGCAATCTTTTTTCAACTGGCGCAAGCTTATCTTGCCCTCTCTATACATCTTTAAATACTCCTCTGGGCTAATACCAGTCGTCATAGAAATGTACCACAATGTCGTATAGTATTGCTAACAAGTATGCGCAAGCTGCCGTCAGTGCTAAGATAAGAAGGGTTTCCATATTACTCCTATTATTAATGTAAAACTTAACCAGAAATACAAAGCTATTAATCCCTCGGTAATGCGCCAGTTATGCTTCCAGTATATTGTAGCTCTGCACAATAACCCTAGTAGCGGAATACCCATAAAAATACCCATAAGTGTACCATACCAGATACCCCAAGCATTATGATAATTGATACCAAAGCTCCAACGAACAGCTAGTTTGTGCGCCAACCAATCGAAAGGTTTAAATTCTTTGGGATTGTTAATAGATGTAAATGCCTGATGCAAGCCGCCTGTGCCTGTTACCCATAAGAAAGCCCACTGTAGAGCTACGAGAGCCCCGACAGGCCATAGACCAGTTAGTGCGTATGCGGCTAGTCCGTAAACTAGGATTTGAGTGTACCAGTTAAATAATAACTTAAACCAATCACCGCCTCTGGCTGGGTTCCATATTATTAGTAATGCTATTAGTAAGTAAACCATATCCTTCTCCTTTAGTTTGTTAATCCGAAACCCATAGTGCCGTGAACATCTTTCCTTCTTTCTTCTTTATCTGCGAATGTAGCTTGTTTCGCAATTTCCAAATCATAACCCATACCTGTAAGTTCCTTGAATATCTTGTGGAACTGTTCTGGTTTAGCGGCGGGAAACTTTAACGCATCAAGGCTTGCTACACCATGCCCGACACTACTCATGTAACAGGCGCACTCTGTATGCCAGTTCTCAGAGCCAGCAGTTGCGGGGAATAATGCAACTACATCTCCCTCTGGTGCTATCTTAAATATTACTCTCGTTTTCATAAAGTAACCTTATTAGCTTTCTCACCTTATCTCGTTCCAAAGGTTGATGGCAGTTAAAAAGGTGATTATTAATCGCCGCCCAGTCCGTATCAAACACTATCGCCAGCACTTCATCGTAGAGTTTGCGGTTCTGTATGCTATTGCGTATCATTTACACTCCCTTTTTATCACTTGCACTAACTCCTGTAACATTTCCTTAGTTAGTACATAGTAAGTTTCTATTTTAGCACCACCAGTATCTTTCCGAACCGTTAACATCGCAGAACCCCTGTCATCAGGGTGGCATTTCTGAAAGAATAAAAGCTCGACATCTCCTTCCCCATCAATATCTGTAATTGTGTATATATGCGTTGGATGGCCTCCAGCATCTTCACCTTTAGTTTTATGTATGTATTTCATCATCTTCCCTCTCGAATAAATACCAATGCACATCTTCCAATGACTGTAACTCTACGGCCATTTCTATTACCTCAAGCCACTTCTCTCTTTTTACGGCATCAGCCAATTCCTTTAGGTATAGTTTTTTATCTCGTTTTAAATCTTTGAGTATGTTATCGTTCATCATCTACCTCTTATGTTAGT